AGCTGCGGCGCGGAGCTGCCCGATCCGCCTTCGTAGGCGTCGATAGCGGCCAGATGGCGCGCACCCCAGCGAGTGAAGCGGGCCAACATATAGGCGGACACGTTGCTCATCGCATCCACCTGGATGGCTGGCGTCCGGCCTTGCGTCCACTCTCCCCACGATCCGCCGATGCCGCGGTCGGTGCCGGTATTGGATACGCAGTAACAGAATTCGTTGGGCACGCCGATCTTGCTGATGCTTCCGGTGAACAACGGGTTGGCCTTCGGCAGCGCCCGGTCGGCGGTGGCCTTGGCAGCGTCGGCTGTTGATTTGGCGGTGCCGGCCAGCTGATTGGCACTGTCGGCGCCGGCTTGGGCGGTAGTGGCGCGGCTGTCCAGATTGGTGAAATTGTCGTTGCACTTGTTGTGGGCGGTGCGATTGGTATCGCCGTCCTCGCCCTTCGGCGGGGTGCCGAGGTTGATCAGTTGAATGGCCATGTCGACTCCTGGCAAAAAGATATCGGGCGCCTGAAGCGCCCGGACGGAGAATCAGCTGGCGTAGGAAGATGACCGCACGGCTTCAGAACTCGGCTCGAAAAAGAAACACCTGCGGCTGGTTCAGCTGTGCCATGGCGCCAGCCGAAGGCGTGCCTCCACTGATCGTGCCAGTGACGTCCATGAGAGAACGCCGGTTATCGCTCAGGAGGTTAATGAGCTGCGCACCGTTGATCGTATAGATCGCAACCTGCGTGGCCTCGGCCTGGAACGCGCTGAGCAATAGCGAGCAACTGGGCGCACGCCGCATGGGCACTTCAAAGTCGTTATAGAAGCGGACGCTGGTGGCGGAGCTCCAGCGGCCGATGAGGAGGGACCGGCTCGTCGTGCAATAGCGCTTGCACAGCAGCTCCTCGATGGCGAACGGCCGAGCATCGAAATCCGTGGCGATGCTGCCAGCTTCGAGCTGCATCATGGCGAAGTCGAGATAGATGCCGGTGGCCCAGGAGCCAAGTGGCGCGAACGTCGTATTGTCCGAGTTATCCTGCTTGTAGAGATAGAGGCTGAGCGCGAGATTGCTGTCGTTGCCGACGGTCTTGCCGGCGAGAGACGGCACCGGGAAGGTGAAGGTGAAACGCTGCCAGGTCGTCGTGACGGCAAACGTCGTCTGGGCAGCGACCACTGCGGCGGAACCGCCCGTACCAAAGTACTGATGAAGCGCGAAGCCGATATTGCGCGCCGAATCGGCCTTGAGCCAGACGGAGAAAGTGGCCATGCCGCCGGCTAGGGTCGACACGTCTTCGATGTACTGCAGCGCCCGTATCATCGATCCCGTGCCGCCCTGCGGGCCTACTGCCGTCGCTTGCAGGCGCGCGAACCACTTCGGATTGCCCGGCACCACGTCCTGCCCCGTGGCAAAGGCCTGCTGATTCAGCGTGATCGTCGAGCTGCCCGTGCCCGCGGAGCCGTTATAGGCCTGGCCGAGATAACGATCCGGACCCCAGGCGATCGCGTTCACCGAAGTGGCCGTTGCCGCGGCGCCAGCCTGCCATATGTCGAGTTTGCCGTTGATCAGTTTGTTCTTCATCGCCTGCACGGACATGGCGCCGCCATACAAGTCGTTGAAGTTGTGCTCGGTCTTCTCCCAGGCCTGGCGGTTGGTGTCGCCGTCCTTGCCATCGGATTGTGCGCCGAGGTTGATGTGTTGTTGTGACATTGGGGTAGTCCAAATAAAAAGCCGCTTGCAGCGGCTTTGGAGACGCATCGGGTAACAGGCTGCTCTGCAGCGGGATCAGAGTTCCGCGTCAAGCAGGAGAATATTCGCGCCGACGTTATTGATGAGCACGGGTTGGCCGGAGGTAAGCCCCGAGAATCCGTTGACTGCCGAGACGATGCTTTGCGAGGTGACGCCCGGCTGGGACAGCGCGCAATTGGAGCCCCCAACCCAGGCCGCTCCGGCCAGGAGTTCATAGGTTGCTGCGGAGAAGCTGGTCTTCAATAGGGTGACCGTGGGGTTCGCGCGCATGGTGGGCCATTGGCCGGCGAAAAGAATGGTGGTCGGGCTGAGCGTGACGCCGGTCAGTCCGCCACCGTTGACGATTCGAGTGTAGCGCTGGCAGAGGTCGAGCTCGAAGCCTGCCGGGCGATTGTCAAAGCTTGTCGCATACTGACCAACTTCAACTTGTACTTGCGCTATGTCAAATACGCCGGACTGCTGGCCGATGCTTCCCGAGCGAGCGTTGTAGTTCCCGCCGGCATCCAGCCAGAAGTTCAGCGACGTCGAGTCGTTTCCGCTCGTGCCGATTGATAAGCCTGCGATCGACGGGAGAGTGAAGTTCAGGACAAACCTTTGCCATGCCGTCGATAGCTGCACGGCCTGTCCTGCTCCTTGAACCTGCGCACCAGGACTTCCTCCGCTTCCCGGATTCTGATCCAGGCTGACTCCAATTCTTCGTGCGGCGTCCGCCTTGGCCCAGAAGGACACGGTGACAGTCTGGCCGCTCAATCGAAAGATGTCTTCGATGAACTGAGCAAGTATGCAGCAGTTGTTCGCACCCGCGACCGACGTAACCGCATTCCTGATGAAGTACCTCGGATTGTTGGGTATATCGGATTGCCCAGGCGCGAACTGCTGGCGGCTGACGATGATTGCCGAGCCAGGGCTAAGGATCTTCCAGCGATCGGCCGTGTAGGCATAACCGGTGGTAGGAAAGCCGCTGTTGCCGCGTTGCCAGATGTCGAAATCGCCGTTGACAAGAAGGTTCTTGAAGGACGGGGTGCTCAACGCGCCGGAATAGAGCTCATTGAAATTTGACTCGGCTTTTTGCCAGGCGGCGCGATTTGTGTCGCCATCCTTGCCATCGGTTTGCATGCCGAGCTCGATATGTTGCTGTGTCATTAGATGCTCCGTAGAAAGGTCAAGCTCTTACAGTCCGGTGACGTCACACTCGAACAAAAGGCGAGGCTGGTTTCCTCCCCTTGTCGAAATGGAAACTCCCGATCCGGGGTTAGCGTTTGTGATGCTCTGACAGGCTGCAATCTCTACGTTTCCCCCATTGATGCGCATGCAAACTGTGGCAGGCGCACGCCAGATAGGCGATCCGACTGGGGTGCCCGTGAGATACTGTCCGTACATGCCAGGGTCCGAGAAGGCGATGGCTGCGGACCCGGGGTTGGCGAGAGCGAATGGGTAAATAGATCCAACGCCTCCCGAGTCGGGCCAGCCGATGCCTTGTCCCGCAGTTATTACTTGCCTGATCCTGAGAGGTCGCTGTGTAGCATCGTAGGTAATCACCCCTTGCGAATCGAAGAGCTGAAGACCTATGTTCCCCAGCGGCTGTATCACAGGAACAAACGCGTAGTAACTGCATGAGGTGACTCCATTCGCGAGGTACCAGCTGAAGCCGTCGTAGGTGCAATTTATGACAGCCGCAAAACCATTCCCCCGTAGGAAAACGATGGATTGTCCCTGCCTTGGGTTGTTCCAGGATGTGCTTCCCCACATGCCGGCCGGCGACGTGTTCGAAGCGACGGAGATCGTTCCTTTCTGGACTAGAACCATGCTTGGCCATTCTGAATCGACGAGTAGCGCACCGTTGTCGGCTATTGCTTGGAATCTCGCGTCCATTAGTAATTTCCATACCAGATGATGGCTGATTGGTTTGGCATGTATTGGCCTTCAAATCGCCAGGAAAGAGTCTTTCCTGCAATGCTCCATGAAATGCTCGTTGCGTAAGGTCCGTAGGGTGTACTTCCTACTGGAGGGATCGTGGGTACGATTATGAAAGGCGTTCCCATGTCCAGAAATGGAAGGTCTACCGAGCCCAGAGATCGATTGAGTGTTGCAGTGCCAAGAAGCCTAGGGGAGGTATAGGACAAATCGAGCATCGTGGCGCCGGCTGCATCAAAGACTTGGAGGCCGTTCGCCATCACCAGATCCCCAGTCGTACTCGCAACGTTCCGGCTGCATCAAATACCTGGATGAGCTGATTGGTTATCTGCAGGCGGCCACCGCCACTACCATTCATCTCAAAGCTATTGCCACTCTTGCTGATCTTCCAGCCCCGCTGATTCGCGACGTAATCCGTCGACTGGATGTAATCCCCAATCATCGCGTTGTTGATCCACCCATCCCCAATCAACGCCTGCCGGATATACGTCTGCCCATTCTGGATAACGAACGGCGCAGTAACGTTATTGTTGGCGGTATTGATCACCGCAAACCGATCCGCCTGAAACAGCGCCTGCGACTGATACGATCCATCCGGCTGCTGCTCCACACCCAGGCCCATGCCCGCACCATAGATGCGCCCATCGGAACTGACCTGGCACTTCACCGTCCACGTGGCACTGACCTTCCCGTTGAGATCGACTACCGCCTGCGACGTCTGCTGTACGGCGGCGCTGGTGTTGTCCACCGTGGCCTGCACCAGATCCACCCGCTTGGCCATCGACCGGTCGCCGTCCTGCACGGCATCCAGCAGCGTCCAGGTGCCGGCGAAATGCCCGCTGTCGCCAGCCCATTCCCCCGCGTCGCCAGCCATGTCCGACGTAGCGAGATCGACGCCCTCGAGAATCTGCTGCCCCAGCTCCGTCTGTCCGATCAGTCCGGCGATCACCGGCTCATAATCGGCCTGGCTGCTGCTCGACTGGGCCGGCAAGCCGGCGCCGTTGGGATAGAACGCACCGATGTTGCCGGTCTTGTCCACCAGCCGCACCCAGAAGTAGAACGACACGCCGGCGGCAAGGCCATCGATGTCGAGCGAGTTCTGCGGATAGGCCAGATCGGCCATCTTGGTGGCGTCCTGCAGATTCGGCGTATTCGAGCGCCATACCTCGGTACGCTGGGTGTCGTCGGTGCCGGCGGGGAAGCTCCATTCCAGATGGATGCCCCACACTTTCGACGTGGCTTTCAGCGTGGCGACCACCGGCGGCGCACCGGTCTTGCCCAGCACGTCGGTGGCTTCCGACAAGGCCGGCAACGACACCACGCCACCCGGGCTGACTGCACGGACGCGCGCGATGTAAGTGCCGGTGTAGATTCCTTCCACATCGACGGACAAGCCGGACGTGCGCCCCGCGCTCACCCACTCGCCATCGTTGCGCCGCCACTCCACCTGGTAGCTGGTGGCGCCGGCCGCCGTATCCCATGCAATCGTCACGACGTTCGTGGCGATGCCCTGCGTGATCACCACATGACCATTGAGCTGCACGTTGGCCGGCGGCGCCTGCGTCGAGGCGGGCAGCGCGCTGATCGGCGGGATCTGGATGATCGCGCCGTTGTCGATCGCCGCGAATTTGCCCGGCACGTGCTGCAAAGCGGTGATGGTGTAGCTGATATCGCTGGAGGACTTGTCCTCGATCACCGACAGCACGCGGTAGGTTTGCGCGGCGAGCGTGTCGCTCTCCACCACCCATACGGCTTCCGCTTCCGGTTGCACCGAGAAGCCCGGAGCCGCCACGGTGAGCTGCACACCATCGATCGCCGTAATGGCCTGCGTCTCCGATACGCCGGTGGACAACATCACCGTCAGCCGATCGCCAACCGTCACCTGCTCCGGCGCCTGGTCCACCGTCACCACGGTCCGCGTGGCCTGATGGATACGCCCGCCCTGGCGCTTGCCGGCACGGGCGGGGTCCGTGATACGGACGATCTGCCCCGGCGCCGCGATGGTGCCATCCAGGCCGACCTTGAACGTCACCGTATCGGTTTCCAACCGCGAGGTAAGCAGCACCCACTGGCCCGCGCGCTGAGCCTGCGCCTGCGACGTGCAGCCGAACGCGGTGAGCGTGGTCTGCTGGATGCCATAGCGTGCCAGGCCCGTGCGGTCTTCCACGTACTCGACCTTGGCGCGATAGAAATCGCTGGGGTCGTTCCAGGTCACTAGCGCGGTTGTGTAGCGCGTCTTGCGCGTGCTCGCCGCATAGGTGAACTGGCCGCCGATCACGTTGGCCGCGCTGTACGCATACACCGGGTCCGCCGGCATATCGGCGGAAGCCGTGATGGCGCCGCCCGTCCAGAACGAGATGCCGCGGAAAACGCTGGCCAGGTCGCTCAGCAGCTTGTACGCATCGCTGGCGGTCTGCAGGAACACGTTGCAGGTAAAGCGCGGCTCGGTGCCGCCCTTGCCGTCGCTCACCGGCTGGTCGCAATACTGCGCGATGCGGTACAGCTCCCACTTGTTCACCTGGGCCGCGGTGATCAGATGGCCCAGGCCGTAGCGCGGGTGCGTCGACAGGTCGTAGTAGATCCACGCCGGATTGTCCGTCCACGCCGGCTTGAAGCTGCCGTCCCATACACCGCTGTAAGTGCGCGCCAGCGGATCGTAGTTGCTCGGCACCTGGATAATGCGGCCCCACAGGTCGTACGCACGGCTGGGGATATTGCTGAACTGCGCGGCGTCGCCGGAAATGCCCAGCAGAGCGCTGTTGGGATAGCGCAGCTTGGCGTCGATCACCTCGGTATAGCTGTCGATGGTGGTGATGTCGGCGATCGACGAGCTGTTGGCATTGGCGGTCATGCGCGTGACGCGCACGTTCCACCCGCTCTGCGCCGCCGGCAGGTCGATGCGGTGGCTGCGCTGGTACTTGCTGGTGGTCTTGCCGGTGATCGCGCCGGTATAGGCCAGCTGCCACGCGCCACTGTCGGTCTGCACCTCGATCTTGTACTGCACCGAGTAGCCGTTGATATCGCCATTGGACGTATTGGCCTTGGACAGGCCCGGCACGCCGATGGTCACGCGCACCGCCGACAGCGAGGTATTGCTCAGCGAACGGACCCACGGCGTGCTCTGCTTGAGCTCCACGCCGACATTGATCTCGTTCTCCACCGCCGGATAGCCAGGCACCTCCTCCTGGTCCTGCGTGCCGGTGCGCGTTTCCACGTGCACGTTCTGGAAGTTGAGCGAGCCGTCCGCGTTGGCCAGCGGCGTCTCGTCCAGGTAGATCGATTGCAGCCCGTTGACCAGGCCGCCGATCTCGCCCTCGCTGACCAGGTCCAGGATGCGGAAGTAGGCGATCGAGCGCAGGCTGTCCGGCGACTCGACGGGCGTGCGCTGGCTGCCGCCGCCCTTGGCGCCTTGAATGGTGGAAGTCATGTCTACCTCTCGTAGAAGTTCTTGAGCACGCGGCCGTTGAGATTTACGCCGCCGCCAACGCCTGCAGTGGCCGGTGCGTAGTCCTCGGCATGGATGCCGGCAGAGACGACGGCGGAGCCGACGACCATGCGGCCATAGAGCACGGGGACAGGGTTGCCTTGGGCCTGCGTGTTGACGGCGCCGTTGAAGACGTAGCTGGGCTGGTTGTCGGGGCGATCTCCGGCTTTCAATCCCCTGGGCTGGGGCGAAAGCATCTGCACGACGCCGCCGAGCATCATTCCGAGGCCGGCCTCCATCATGTAGCCGCCGATACCGGCACCCGCGCCCATGGTCCATCCGGAGATAAAGCCGCCGACCACGAACAGCACCGCGCCTGCGATGATGTTGAACAGGCCGCCGCTCTTACTGCCGAGCAGGATCGGCGCGATGCGGATGTCATCTGTGCCGGACGGCGCGGACAGCTCGTCCTCCTTGAGGTTGCGCTTGCCCACAAACACGGCGAAACCCGTGCCGCGATCCTTCGCCGACGCCAGGTAGGCGCGGAATCCGCGGATCTGCGAACACAGCGCGGCGATTGCCTCGGCCGGGGTGTCGGAATCGAGATGGAGCTGGAATTGACGCCCGAACAGAGCGCCGAGGCGTCCGTACAGGCGAACGGTTCTTGGTTGTTTCATAGATGGAAACCCAGGCATAAAAAAACCCCGCCGTAGCGGGGTTCGGGTGGATGACGATGGATGCGGCTCACTCGATGGTGGTCGGTGCGAGCGAGGGGCCTGCGTTGGGGTCGATAATGATGCGGAACCGGCGCGTTTCGCCTGTCTTCAACGTGACGGCGGTTTCCCGGCGGTCCTTGCCTTCGCGGTAGCCGCACAGGCCTGAGCCGGTGTTCCATGTGCCGAGCACGTGGTCGCCCGACGGGATATGCAGCGTGATGCGTTCACCGGTGGCGACCTTGGCCACCACCTTGCCGTCGACGAAGACGGCGCCGTAGCAGCCGCTGCCCTGGAAACCCACGTCGCGGGTAACGATCACCGTGGCATCGCCGTCGGACGGATCCTGAAATGCCAGCAACCGGTCCGGTGTCGGCGTTCGAAGCTGATCGGGCCTGGGCGGCTTGGTCACGCAACCGGCGAGCGCCATGACCATGGGAACGACCAAATACATCCTGCGCATCCTGCTCTCCTCCTCTAGGTGGCGAGAGGGTAGCGCAAGAAACTTCGGCAGGGGTATCAGCGTTCCGTATGGCGAGCGATCAGCCGAGTGTTTTCTATCCAATAGCCGCCATACACATCGCGGCTGGAAAGCCGTCCGTGCATGTGATGCAGCAACAAGCCATCTCCTAGATATATGCCCGCATGGTTCGGCACCAGGTTACGGCTCCTGATCTGCATCAGCACCAGATCGCCGCGCTCAATGTCCTTGGCATCGACCGGTACGAAACCCGCGGCGGCGAGGTTGTCGGTATAAAGATCGGAGCAACCATCGTCCCACCAGTTGTCATGTCGCACCGGGTCGGGCAGCACCAGCCCCATTTCCCGCGCATACCAATCGCGGCACAAGCTCCAGCAATCCAGCACGCCGTGATGGAACGGCCTTCCGACCAGCGGCGCTTCATAACCGCTGGGTTCGATGCACGAAAGCTCACCCGCTTGCGGATTGCCATCGGCACCGACGACAACCGCCACGATCCACCACGGCAACCCGGACGCCTCGCACGCCACCCGATCACCCTCCGACGCACGCGCCGGCGCATCGGGATGCGAATGCATGACGGCCACGATCTCGCCCAGCTCCTCGGCCGCCGCATAGTCCTCCGCGGCCAGCACGAAATGCTCGCTCGGCGTGGTGGCGAGGTTTCGGCAGGCGATATAGCGCTCGCGCCCCTTGGCCACCACCACCAGCCCGCAGGCTTCGCGCGGATAGTCGGCCGTCGCGTGGGCGCGGAAGGCATCCAGGGTGGCCGGGTTCATGTGCGCAGCAACCCGGCGGCTGGATAGCTGCCGAACGGAATCGGGTTGTTCTGGCCGAAGCGCAGCTTGCACGACGACAGCCGCCCACCGCACACATCCTGTGCCGGATCGCTGGTCGGCGTGTCGTCCGCCTTCGCCACCGGCCCGCCGGTGTAGCCGCAATACGGCCCGCGATAACCGCCACGCTGCAGCCAGCTGCAGCTGTTGGCGATGATCGTGCGCCCGGGCAGCTGCTGCTGGCCGAAGTCCAGCGCGCTGGCGAGTTCGAACTGCACCAGCGTGCTGGTCTCGCTGGCCTTGCGCTCCAGGAACCACTTGTCCGGCGGAAACTCCTGCGTGGCATCGGCGCTGGCATTGCCGTCGGCGAAGTTGCGCGCATCGAGATAGCGGCCGAAGGTGCGATGGCGCACCAGCAGCGCGCCGACCAGGTCCTGGTAGGCCAGGCACAGCGCGGTGATGCGGCCGTCGACATTGCCCACGCTGAGCATCGGCATCGGCGGCTTGTCGGGATTGAGCTCGAAGCCTTCGGCCTGGATCGGCCAGGGCGCGTATTCCAGCCCCTGCCACCAGATCGAACCGACCTGCGTATAGCCGTGGAAACGCAGCACGTCGCCCGTGCCGCCGCCGGTGATCGAGCGCGCATCCAGCTCGAACAGCTCGATCTCCGCGCCGGGTTCCAGCTTCTGGATATCGGCGTAGACGCTCATGGCGCGAACACCTGCTGGAAGGTGGCCGACAACGTGTAGTTGCCGGCCGCGCGCGGCACCAGGGTGTAGCCGGCGCAGCGGAACAGCGACGGCGCGCCCAGCGGCGGGGTCCACTGGAACGAGGCGGCGCCGGCGTGGCGATCGAGGAAGTCCTTGATCGGCGCCATGTAGCTGCCGTCGCCGTCGAACGCGAGCGGCCAGCTGTCCACGCGGTTGTTGATGCCGTCGGTGACGGTCTGGGTGTAGCCGTCGCCGAACTGCGCGCTGCGCACGCGGAAGGTGGTCTGGCCCTGCGGCTCCACCTGCGGAACCCAACTGAATACTTCAGGCATG